ATATTTGCTGAAAACTTCTTGAATGGTTTTGCCCTCAAGTTCGATTTTGGCTTTTACTTCTCTTTTTTTCTCGGGAGGCAATCTAAATATAACTGCTTCCATTAAGTTGTCCTTCAATTAATTAACTTGATGATTAAAAGATAACATATAAATAAAGAATATGTCAATATAAATATTGAAAATAAACTAAATAATATAGAAATGGACCGTTAAAACGCGTTATAATGAGCTTTTGGCAGCTTTACAAAACTTAAAATCTTAACCGTTCGGTTGTAGACATTTTTAAAATTATCTGCTAAATTAAATAATGTAGGTAAATTCAACCGTTTGGGGGTTGTTAGAAGAAAACTTCAAGCGAAGATTGAAAACCTTGTCGCAGGCTTGAGTATATGGATTGTCTTAAATTCCTGAAATATTGGGGGCATGACTGAAAGAGCCGGAATAAAGCCCAAATGCGGAGCTTAGAAGTCCACTTGTCTTTTTTTGGGACTTTTTTATTTTTAAAGGGGGTTAAGAAATAATGTTATACTGCTGCGCAAAAGCGTTTCAGCCGCTTTATAATTTTTATGCTTATGGAGAAGGGGCGATTTACAAAAAAGTTGAATTTCACCATTGCAAGCAAGCAGTATACAGAGACAAAGTTTTAAGATATGATAATACGTTAATCTATAATACCTTTAAGGGACAAAGGGCGGAGAAGATGTTCAAAAGGGCATATTCTAACCGCCTTATTTTTAGAGAAAAAATCAAACAGGGAACAAAGGTAAAAAATAACTGGTTCTACGGCTCATTTAAAAATTCAAATTCAAAAGATGAAAAAGGGCGCGTAATTCAAATTCAGACGAAAAAAAATTTTAATGATGAAACCGTTGCTATATTAGGGGAAGCGAAAGTACACTATTTATAGAGGTTTCATAGCGGATAGTCCGTTATGTGAAGAAACAGGATTGTATATTTATGGCAGGCAGACCTACGAAATATAAAAAAGAATATTGTAAAAAAATGTTTAATTTTTTCAATATTTCGCATACTTTTGATAAAGAAGTCATTAGTTATGACAAAGACGGAAACGAAAAAATTAGTTATATTGAAAAACCTAACATTCTTCCGACTTTCGAAAAATTTGCCGTAAGTATCGGGGTTTGCCGTGATACTCTTGACGCTTGGGCTAAAGAATATCAAGAATTTTCCGACACATATAAAAAGTGTAAAAATTTGCAGAAAGATATGCTTAATGACCTTGCTATGAGAGGCTTTTATAATCCGACTTATACAATTTTTGTAGCTAAAAATATTACCGATATGCGTGATAAACAGGAGATTGAGGCCACAAATGCCAATATTTCCGTCACAGATAATAAAGTTATTGAAAGTGTTATGAACAAACTGAAAGATTTATGACGGTAAGAGATGATTTTAAGTCTTTAGAAGAGTTGGGAATTTTAAAACTTGCCTGTGAAAATTCTCTAAAGGCTTATATCAAAGTAATGCACCATTACAATGTCGGAAATCCTTTTACATTCAAATACTTTCACAATGAAATTATTTCGCACCTTGAAAACCGTGTAAGCTACAAAACAACTAAAAATTTGCTTATCAATATGCCTGTAGGCTTTGGTAAAACGGCACTAATCGAGTATTTTATTTCGTGGTGTTTTGCAAAAAATAAAAATTACACATTCCTTTATACTTCGTATTCCGATGATCTGGTTACAAAACATTCATCAGAAATTATGGAACAGATGAAAAGTGAAACGTATTCAACATTCTGGCAGTATGATTTTAAAAAAAGCAAGCAGTCAAAATCTAATTGGTCTATTGAAGGCTCAACAGGCAGAAGCGGATTAACAGCCGGAGCAATGGGCGGTACAATTACAGGTCTTGACGCAGGAAACCCTGCAATCGAGGGGTTTTGCGGTGCGATGATAATTGACGACCCTTTAAAGGCTACAGATATTATTTTTGAAACAAAACGGCAGGATTGTATTTACAAATATAATTCTGCACTAAAGACTCGATTAAGACGTTCGGATGTTCCGATAATCCTAATTATGCAACGCTTGCAAGAGGATGATTTAAGCGGCTGGATTTTAGAAAACGAGCCGGATAAATGGGACTTAATTAAAATCCGTGCGCTAGAAGATGAAAAATCAATCTGGGAAGAAAAAGTAAGCACAGCAGAGCTTTTAGACAAACGAGATAAAACCCCGTTTGTGTTTTATCCGCAATATCAGCAAGAGCCGAACAGTAATATTAATTCATCATTCAAAGGCTTGACTTTTGCAGAAAAAGAAGAAGAAAAGAATATTTTTAACGGATTTTCGCATACAGATAAAGGTTTTGACGGTTCTGACGGCACGGCATTCACGATAATTAATAAAGTCGGTGAAACATTCTACGTTTTCGGTAAATTATGGCAAGATAAGCACGTTGACGATTGCTTAAATGAAATGAGCTTTTTCAGGCAAAAATATATGTCCGGAATGAATTACACCGAAAAGAATGACGATAAAGGCTATATGGGGCGGAATTTCCCGAACACATCGACTTATCAGGAAACACAAAATAAACATTTCAAAATAATGACTTATCTTTATCCGGCATGGAAAAACATTAAATTCATCGAAGGCACGGATGAAGCTTATATAAGACAAATACAAAGCTATAACGAGCACGCCAAGCACGATGACGCACCTGATAGTTTAGCCTCTGCAATAAGGCTTTTTGAGACAAGAACAAAAGTAATAGGAATGAGACCGTTCTAATGCGCGATAAATTAATAAACTTCTTTTTTATAATTCGAGAAAATGTAGAGCCAAACGAAAACGGCACTATGTCAATAAGTTTAAACGTAAAATCTAGATTCGGGAATCTTGGATTATTTTTGTGGACAATTTTGGAAACAGTAAGAGAAAATATTGCAAAATGATTGATTTATTTTCAGTGAAACTAAATAAAGACTATGACTTCATACAAGCCGACGTTCCAGCAGGTTCAGGAACTTGGCTTTGTTCTGAAACAAACGGCGATTATACAAAAGGCTATTCTTTTGAAGTCGTAGAAGGTGTTGCAACTCGTATTGAACAGTCACAGGATTATTTAATCAATAATGCGATTTATCCGACTGTTGAAAATGTTTGTAGTTATCTTAATAATATGTTTTTTGTTAAAAATCTTGCTGCTACATTTCCGATGTACTGGGATTGTATCACATTGCAGGATTTTCCGTATGATTACAATTATATCTATACAAGCGGTTCATTGACCTTTAAAGACGGCATTATTTCACCTGTGAGTAATATCAACACAGGCGATTTAATTTATGTCTACGGTCAGCGTAACCGCTTTTTTAGCTATGTAACAGGTGTCGAGGAAAGCTCGGTAACTGTCGATAATCCTGCAATGGTAAACACTACAGAGCCTGCAATGGTATTTGTGACAGGACTGCCGCAATCAGTTCAAAACATTATATCAAAAATGATTTCTTATGATGTATTCAATAGAGACACTCCGAACGATTTACAAAGTGAGCATATCGGAAATTACAGCTACACAAAAGCTGATTACTTGATAGGTTCAATGGCTTATCCCTCTGAAATTGTTTCAGGGCTGGAGAGTTTTAAAAGGGTGAGATTTACTTAAATGTTTTTATTATTAAAGGTTGTACTGTTTGCAATACAGTTAATATGCCTGCTATTGATGAGTTACAGCAAAGATGTTAATTATACAATCAAAACGGGCGTTATAGCACTGATTGCGTCAATGTTAATTGCAGGTTTTTAAATGTCTTTAAAATCACGCTACAAAACGATAAATATACTTGAATACAAAGAGCCGTATTTTTCTAATCCCGGTGAATGGGTTGCAAAAGGCACGTTTAAAGGGCTTATCCAACCCTCAACTGGCTCAAAGGTTTATAACAACGGCAAAGACACAACAAACGTAGATGCTTTGTTATTTTGTGATATTTCTGTAGTTTTTGAGGAAAAAGACATACTGGAATATAAAGGAATACGTTACAAAATTGCAGGTGCACCCGTAAAACCTGACGGGATAACGGGAGTAACTCCGATGAGAGGACAACACGCAGAATATAACTTGGTTTACACGCAAGAGGGGCTTTGATGGCACAAACGGAAAATCTAAGTTTTACGAAACTTACAAACTGGAAACTCTTTAAATGGCGTATATTTTCAAAGGAAGAAGTTTACAGCGAGGTGTCAAGTGAAGGCATTCCGTATCAAATAATTGTAACGCAGGATTACTTTAATAAAGAGTTTAAAAATGTCGACAAAGATTAGTTTTGATTTACCTGATTTTTCGCTTGTTGTTAAAAATGCAACGGCTTCAACGCTGCAAGAAGCAGGGTTCAAAGTTGAGGATGAAGCGAAAAAAGCCGCACCGGTTGATAGCGGTTATTACAGAAACAATATCGGCTTTGACGGAAAAAATAAGGTTATTGCAAATGCTGATTATTCAGCGGATTTAGAATATGGTACAAAACCGCACGTAATCGAGCCTAAGACAGCAAAAGCCCTGCATTTTAAATCTGACGGTCAGGATGTTTTCACGAAACGTGTTAATCACCCCGGGACAAAGCCACTTGCGATTATGCGTAACGCTGCCTTAAAGGTACAAAAGCAAGTGGGCGGGATATTTCAGAAGAATTTTAAAAACGACTTGAAAAAATACAGAGTTAAATAATGTTTGAACAGCTTTTATATGAATACATAAAAGAAAACTTCAAAGTTGAAGGCTTTAATTTGTCTTTCGGTTACGGCGAAATTGATCCGAAAACAAAAGAGCCTTACATTATTCAACACTCGCTTGGTATGGACGGCACAAGGCAGGTTCTCTGTAATGAAGACAACTACACAGACGGCGAAAGCTTTACGCAGTGGAATATTTATACAGGCTCACAATCAACAGCGGATTTTATCTATCAACAGTTATTTACATTTGTTGAAGGGATAAAACAGCTGGGGGAATATAAAATCGGCTTAAATCAGTATAACTCGAGCCGGACAATGACAAACCCGAACATCGGGCTTTATTCAAGTATATTAGCAATGCAGATTCAATATTACAAATAAACAAGGAGATTTTAAAAATGGCAGACCAAACAAAAAGATTAGTAGGTAAAGACGGCGAAGTTTACGCCGCAACAAAGGGGACGTTAGTTGAAGGTAACGGCTCAACAGCATTAACAGACGGTTATTACATTGTAGCCGCTGTTGCTTCCACATCCTCTGCACTTCCTGCGGGATTGCAAGCAGGTTATGTATTTAAAGGTTCAGCAGAAATCACACCCGCTGAAGGCGACAATGTTATTCCATTGACTTTAACCCGTAAATGCGACATTACAAGCTTTTCTGTTGAATATTCAGCAGATGAAATCGATGTTACAACCTTATGCGACACTCAAAGAAGTTATAGAGCTGGCTTTACAGACGCTACAGGAACATTAGAAGGTGTTACAACAATCGGACTTTCTGAATACTTGATGGAAAAATTCATCCCTATTATCGAACAAACCGGCGAAACTGTAGAAGTAACTGAAATCAACGGCGACGCTTTGATTGTGAGATTAGTCCTTAACAAACAATCTGCAGGCGGTACCGTAATGTCCTACTTTGCGCCGATTGCATTGACTTCTTACAACATCGGGGCTTCTGTTGATGATGCGCAAACTTATACGGCTAATTTCAGAAATACACCTGATGACGATTTGAAACCTTGTATTTTAAAAGAAATAGCAGAAGCGTAAATCAAAGCGTTACAATTTGTAACGCTTTTAAGGAGAAAAAATGCAAATCGAAATAGAAAACCTTGAAGAAATAACGGTTGTACCCGAAAAATTCAAGAATGAAGAAAACCCGCCAAAGTTTATATTCAAAACACCGAATGCAGCCGATGTAATCGACTTTCAGATTTTTAACGACATTACAAGAGTTGCTAACCGCTGCTTTGTGAGATTTGAGAATAAACCTACATTACAGAAAGACGGAAAAGCCCTTGAATATAATACTTATGCGGAATTTATCGGGCTTGGTGCAAGCGGTATAATTAATGAAATCCATGCTGAATGTTGCGCAAAACTCTTGCCCGTAATTCTCGGGATTAAAGAACAGGCGGAAAAGACTGAAAAAAAGTCAAAATAGCTTGGGAGATTTACCAGACAGGGGAGTTGAAAATTACATCACGGGAAGGTGACAAGCTCACCTTTCTCGGTGATGTAAAAAATCCGATAGCAATCGGCAAGAAAAAAGACCTGTGGGCAAATCTTGATGAAGAATTTTACAGGATACACGAACTCTGGCGGTGGCATAGGGCGGGACTTATTGATATAAACCTTTTACCCTATGAGATAGCTATAGGGATTAGGTATTTAGTTGAAGTTGATTTAGCGGAAAGTAAAGGGATTATTAATGCCTTCAAATAACGATGGTAGAGTAATAATTAATATTGATAGCAATGCTTCAAAGGTAGCAAGAGATTTTCAAAATCTTACAAATGATACCTCAAAATATGAGCGTATTTTGAGAAATGTTGCCGGAACATCTAACGCAACTTTACCTATTTATGACAAAATTCGAGCTAAATTAAAAGAGCAGCAAGCCGCTGCAAATTCAACGATTGCGTCATATCAAAAATTAGCAAACGCACAAAAAAGCGGGATAGGGTTCAGTCAATTAAACTCTGTTACAGGTTCAGCTATTGAACGATTGAAAAACCTGGCCTTGCAAGGCAGACAGAACAGTGCGGAATTTCAAAATTTAGCTGGCATTGTTAGAAATGCAAATTCTCAAATTCAAAATGCTAATAATGTCGTAAGCCAAGCTATAACCGGTTCAAAAGGATTTAATAATAGTTTAGGTTTGCTGGGCGGTTCGTTAGGTTCATTAGGAAGATTGGCAAGCGGTGCAGCAGCGGGCTTTGCATTGTTAAAATTAAAAGATTACGGGCAATATGCACTTCAAACATCTGCAGCTTTTGAACAATTAGCAATTTCATTTAGGGTAATTACGGGTTCAGCTCAAACAGGGCAGGAACTAACAGACGCAATAATTGAGCTTGGCGCTAAAACACCAATGACAGCGCAGCAGCTTTCTAAAGCTGCTCAATTGCTTTTGTCTTTCGGCGAAAGTGCTGAAAACATAATACCCGATTTAAAACTCTTAGGCGATATAACAGGCGGTGAAGTCAACCGTTTTAACCAATTATCCTTAGCTTTTGCTCAAGTCGGCGCTAATGGCAAGTTAATGGGTCAAGACCTTTTACAAATGGTCAATGCCGGCTTTAACCCGTTGCAGATAATGTCACAAACAACCGGCAAATCAATGGGTCAGCTGCGTGAAGAGATGTCCGAAGGGCGCATTTCTTTTCAAATGGTAGCTCAAGCAATGCGTGATGCTGCTAGTGAAGGCGGGCGGTATTTTGGCTTAATGGAGCAGCAATCTCAATCTTTGAACGGGAGATTGTCAACATTGGGCGATACCTGGGAACAGGTAGCAAAATCCATAGGTGATGTTTTTGCACCAACTGCAAAAACAGCTGTTAATGCTTTAATTGCTATCGGAGAACAAACGCAAAAAACAATAGAATGGTTAAAAAGTGAACAGAGTACTCTTGCGGGTTTAAAAGAATCATGGGATAAATACTGGGCTTCCAAGCGAAAATCAAAAGCCACTCTTGTTTTTACGGTAGAGCCGTATTTAAATGAACAACGAGCAAAAAAAGAAGTTGAAAAAGCTCAAAGCGTGTTAAATAAATCCGGAGCGAATACAGGTTTTAATGCGACTGTACTAAGCTCTTCTGCCTCTTCAACTTCCTCCGTCACAAAACAAAAAGATGCTTATGAAAAATTACAACAGGCGGTGCAAAACGCACGGAGAGAAGTCGAACTAAATGCTATAACTTATGGTACATCTAGTACACAGGTTCAAAATGCCTTTACAAAATACCGTGATTTAAACACTCAATTAAGCGAAATCAATAAACTTTTTGAAGAGAATA